TGGAGGATCTACCATGAATCAGGATGAATATAAGAGTCGAGTCGGCCTGGACAGCTTGTATGTGGCTGAGGTAACCCAGGATGACGCCTCCGGCTATGCTGCGGGTACTCCTGAATGGTTTGCGCCGGCGGCCGAGGCGAGTATGGCGCCGGCTGTCAACCGGTCGACGCAGTACGCCGATGACCAGGCCTACGATGCACACAGCAGCGAAGGCGAAACCACGATTCAGTTGACGGTGACCGGCATCCCGCTGGAGATGCTGGCCAAAATCACCGGACGCGTTTACGACGCCGCCACCGGGCGCATGTTCGATAACGCAGGGACTCCGCCCGAGTATGCGCTGATGTTCCGTTCGCAGAAATCGAACGGCGGCTATCGCTACTACAGCTACCTCAAAGGCAAGTTTGACATGCCCGGTGAAGAGGCTGCGAGTAAGACCGATTCGCCGGATCCGAAGACGACGCAGGTCACATTTACGGCCGTGAAAACGATCTACAAATTTGATCTGGGCAGCATCGACGACGGCGTTAAGCGCGTGGTTGGGGATACGGACGCCACGAACTTCAGCGCGACCGGCTTCTTCCTGCAGGTGCAAACGCCTGCAACTACTACCCCGGATGCCCTGGCGCTGTCTTCCAGCACCCCGGCCGATGCGGCTACCGGCGTTTCGGTTTCGGCCAACCTGACTCTGACCTTCAACAATGCAATGGTCGACGGAACTCCGAACAATGTTACGTTGATCAAGGCATCGGATGGATCGGTTGTAGCAGGATCGAAGACGCTGGATGCCACCAAGAAGATCGTCACGATCGATCCGACGGCCAGCCTGTCCGCATCGACCGATTACATCCTGGTCTATGCGGTAACCGACATCTACGGCCAGACCCTGGCCGGAGCGGTGAACTTCACTACCGCCTAATTGCAGCTATCGCTCGGGAATCCCCCGCCTCGAGAGGGGCGGGGGATTAGCCACAGGAAAAGGGAATATGTCTCAGCCGATCGAGATAACTCTTCACGATTCAAATACCAAAGAGCCCAAGATCTTCATCCGCTCGTTCATTCCGTGGGGCATTTTGAAACGGGCTATGCGCTTGATCAAGCAGGCCAATCTGGATGATCCGAGCGAAGACGATCTGGACGAAATGGCGGCGTTCGTTGTGGCGCTGTTTGGCGACCAGTTCACTGTCGACCAGGTCAATAACGAGATGGATATCGAGGACATGGCGCGCGTCCTCGAAATGGTTGTCAGCCGGGCGGTGCGTTCTGTCGCCGGGAAAAAGGGAAACCCTACCCCGGCGGCGTAGTCAATGACGACACGCCGCAGGATGACGACTTCTGGTTGACGCTGGAATATGCGCTGGTGGGTCGCTACCACTGGTCGCTGTACGAAATCGACCGGGCAGATTTCGACAGCCTGCTGGAGTTCGTGTTTTTTCGGCCGAAGAGCAGCGCCGCCCGGGCGCCGCTGGTAACTTGCGACCAGGTGAGCTGGCTATAGGATGATCGCCGATGTCTGATTTGCCGCCTATCAATCAAAAATACGGGGTCGATACCACGGATTTCAAGGCCGGGTTGGCCGCCATGGCGCGCGAAATTCGTGTGCTGGACAGCGCATTTAAAGCCAGCGCAGCCGAGCTCGGCGATTGGTCGAATACAGCCTCCGGCCTGGAAGGCCGGATGGAAACGCTAACCAAGTTAATCGATGTCCAGAGAGACCGCGTAGCCGCCACCCGCGCCGAATACGAACGCCTAGTCAGAGAAAAAGGGGAAAGCTCCAAGGCCGCCAAAGATATGGAGATCCGGCTCAATCGGGAAACCGAACAGCTCAACAAATACGAGCGTGAGCTGAGCGACTCGAAGAGCAAATTGGGCGAGCTGGAGCGGGCTACAGGCCAGGCAGCCGACGAGCTCAATCACATGGAGCGCGAAACCGGCGGCGCGAGCAAAAGCCTGGAGCATCTCAAGGGCGTCATGGGCGGTCTGGGATCGGCGCTCAAGATCGGAATAGCCGGCATGTTGGGCCTGGTTGGCGCTGCTGCAGCCGTCGGGGCGGGTATTGGAAAATTGGTGCAATCGTCGACCGAGGCAGCCGGCCAGCTAGTGGACTTGTCGGAGAAAACCGGGATCACCGTTGAACGACTGCAGGAACTAGCGTACGTCGGCGACCAGGTTGGCGTCGGCTCCGACACAATGATCAGCGCCATGGAGAAGTTGGTGCGGTCGATGGATACGGCGCGGGACCAGACGATTGATTTCCAGGAGAAATCCGGGATTGCAGCCCAAAAGGCTGCTCAGCAGGCGGCCGAAATCGAAGACGATTATGCAAAGTCTTCGGGTAAAGTCCAGGCTAAATTGGTCAAGGCCGAAAAGGACGCCAACAGCGAGCGCGAGAAACTGCGCAAAGACCTCCGGGAAAGCCTATCAAAAATTGCCGGCGACACGCTGAAGGACCTGGAGAAACTGGAAGAGCAACACCTATCTAAGATGGCCGATTTGAAATCATCGATCGGCAAAGTCGAGGCGGATTTTGAGCATGATAGCACCGAGCGTAAAGAGGACCTGACGCGTGAGCTCACCCGCATGGAGGAGGACTACAACCATGACCGGGAGAAGCTCCTGGCAGAGCTCGGCGAGGCCGAAACGGATGAAGAAAAGAAACGCGTCCAGGCCAAGATCGATGAACTCGATTACGAATACAACACCCGCAAGAAGCGCCGCGAGGAAGACGCCGAGGAAGCCGATTCGGACGCCGAGTATGCCAAGAGCGAACGGATCAAAGCGCTGCAAGAGCAGCTGAAAGCCGAAACAGCCGAATATGACAAACAGTCGAAGGCGATCCAGGCCCAACAATTAGAACAGGAACAGGCCACCCAGGCGCGCTACCAGGAAGAAATAAAGGCTGCTCAGGAGCGTTACGACGCCGAAGTCGTAGCAGCCAGCCAGGCGATGGATGAGATCGCTGCCAAGCGGGCTGAAGCGCTGGCGGGCAATAAAGTTGAGGCCGAGCTGGGAGACCAGGCCAAGGCTTACCAGGAATTGGGCGTCTCGGTGACCGATGCAAACGGCAATTTGCGCGATATGCAGACTGTATTCGACGAGGCGCTGGCTGCGCTTGGCCGGGTCGAAAACGCTACCGAACGAGATGCGCTGGCCATGGCCATTTTTGGCAAGTCGGCCATGGATCTGAACCCGCTGATCAAGGCCGGGCGTGACGAGATTTCCAGGCTGGCCGAAGAGGCCCACGAGGTCGGCGCAGTCATGTCTGAAGATACCGTCAGGGATCTGGAAGGGTTTGGCGATTCGGTGGCCAGCCTGATCGCAGGCCTGAAGGGCACGGGCGGCGAACTGGCAAATGCGTTCCTGCCCGGGCTAACCGGCCTGGTCGACCAGACGCGTGTCTACATCGGTGAATTTGGCCAGATCGTGCGCAGCGCCGATGGCGACCTGGTCCAGATGGCGAATGGCATCGGCGGATTGCTCGGCCGGATCCTGACCGATTTCGCCAAGCAGGGGCCGGAGATGCTGCAGGCAGGCCTGCTGATCATTCAAGGCATCCTGGATGCGATCGTCAAAAACTTGCCGATGCTGCTGGACGGCGCGGTCCAGATCATCAATATGCTCGTCAAATTCATCGTCGATAACTTGCCGATGCTGACGAAAACGGGCGTCGAAATCCTGTTGACGCTCATCAAAGCCATCCTAGACAACCTGCCAATGATCGTCGAAGCGGGCATCGAAGCGCTGCTGGCGCTGATCGAAGGCCTGACCGAGGCAATGCCTGAACTAATCCCGGCGATCGTAGACGCGATCACCCTGATCGACCAGGTGATCATCGAACACCTGCCGGAGATTATCGAGGCCGGCGGAAAGCTGCTGCTGGCCATCGTCAAGGGCCTGGCCGAGGCCCTGCCGATCTTGATCGAGAAAACCCCGGAACTGATCCGGGCGCTGGTAGATGCGTTTGTCGAGCTGATGCCGATCGTGGCGCAGATCGGTTGGGAGATCATCAAGGCGATCGGCGGCATGCTGATCGAGAACCTGCCGGAGCTGGGCAAGGCGATCCTGGGACTGCCGGGGGTCTTGAACGAGGCGATGGGCAAAATCTGGCAGGAAATCTGGCAGATCGGCGGCGACATCATCGCCGGCGTATGGCAGGGGATGCAGGATCGCAGAGACCAGTTTTTCACGGATGTGTGGGGCTTTTTCTCGGGTCTGGCCGGGGCGGCGAAAGACGCCCTAGGGATGCACTCGCCATCGCGGGTGTTTGCGGCGATCGGTGAAAACGCAGCCGGCTCCTACGTTGACAGCCTGGGCGCGGCGCTGCAGAGCGGTACGCGCCAGCTGCAGCAGGCCTTCGG